TCCCGATTTAAGACAAAAAACAGTTGTTGGTGTTGGTACAAATACGACAAATAATTATGCGCTTGGCGGTACTGGAGGAGAAGAAAACCACACATTAACTGTTAATGAAATACCTGCACACACACACGAAATTACTGATCCAGGGCACTTTCATGGTCAAGGCGGTACATCTGGTGGAGCTGTTCTCGTTGGTAGTGGTGCAAATAAAGCAGACCAGTCTAACACTGCCAGTGCAGTTACAAACATAACCATAAATAACGCCGGCGGCGGAGCGGCTCACAATAATATGCAACCATATTTAGCTCTCAATTATATCATTAAAATTTAAGCTTCTTCAAATCAGAAAGCCATAACTGTTTGGGAGTCGTTCCTTCTAGTTCACTAATTTGTTTCTTAAGTTCAGCAAGTTCCTTCTCGTGCTTAGTTGCATTTGTTAGGGTCAATTAAGCAATAGGAAGATTCATCAGATAATCATAAGATTCCTTGATGAGTTCAAACTTTTCCTTCTTGAGTAGAACATCACATTCTTCACGAGTCTTACGGCGAATGTCTGGAACAGGTTTCTCCTGACACTGCTGGCGAATAAATCGAACTACGTTCTCGTGGTAAGGAAGTTTATCATTCAGAACCTTAAGTAGGTGTTCACGACGCTTTGCATAAAGATCAAGTCGTACAACTGCAAACTCAGATAGGATCTCGTTTGGACTATTGTACTTGTGAATCACGCACTTGGAATTGAATGCATGCATGTTGGTTAGTTTAATCTTGTCGGTCAACTGCTTCTCAACCGCAGCTACATCAGCACCAAGCTTTACCTTCACAAGAATATCCATATCAGTAGATGTATCCGTAAAGTCCTTGATAATTCCATCAGCAACCATTTTATCAAGCGTCTCGCGGAAGTCAGCTGTCCACGTTCCGACTGGAAGCTCTGTAATTGTCATCATATCTTTCTCAGTCTTCCAAACACCTTTTACAATATAATCATTCTTTGCATCTTTTACGATTGTACCCTTGAATCCTTCATAATAAGGCACAAATTCACGCTCAAGTCCGGTTCCCTTCTCAAGCCATTCGGTAAGTGCAGCCTTAATCTCTTTTGGATTGAAAGATGGAATGTTCGTACTATAACCAGTACCAATACCGCGAGATCCGTTCACAAGTAGCATGGGAAGAATGGGTGCATACCATTCGGGTTCTACAGGAGTACCATCGTCATCCCGATACACTAGACAGTCTAGATCATCTGCAGGTACAAGATGTTGAATGTAAGGCTGTAGAAATGTGTGAATATAACGGGGCGAAGCTGAATCTTTGCCACCCTGAAGACGAGTACCAAACTGACCTTCCGGTACAAACCACGCGATATTATTTGACCCTACAAAGTCCTGAGCCATAGCTACAATTGCTTCAGTCAATGATGCCTCACCGTGGTGGTAACCAGAATGTTCGGATACATATCCTGCAAACTGTGCCACACGAATTTCACTCTTCAAGTTTCTTTTAAATGCAGAGTATAGAATCTTACGCTGAGATGTTTTGAGGCCGTCCATTACATTCGGAATTGATCGCTCCAAATTGTAATTCGAGAAGTGAATCAGATCCTTGTGTACAAACTCCTCGTATGGAACACGCTGTCCAGGATTCGCATTAATAATTTCACTACGTGAATACGTCTTGAGCCAATCTTTGCGATCATCGGCCAAGCTTTTGTTGAAAGCCAACTCAATCGATTTATCACTGGATTCGTCAGTATACGAATACGGTACAATGTTCATGGTCTTAAAATAGTCTTTGGCTTCGTCGCGAGTTGAAGTACCAAGTCCCTTGTAGTACTTAACCTTCCAACCCTTAGAAGCATCAGTCTTTCGCCATTCCTCATAATCGTACTGAGTATAGAATGACTTTACATTAGAACCTTTCGTTGCCTTTACAATTGGAGTGGCCATGTAGGTAATGAAGTTAGGCACCTGAATGAGTTCGTGCCATAGCTCGTGAAACATATTAATGAGTAGACCACGAATGTGAGAACCATCATAATCCTGATCGGTCATGATCAGAATCTTTCCATAACGAAGTGACTTGATATCATTGTACTTTTTTCCTGATTCCAAACCCAGAATCTTCTTCAAATTTGCAACCTCTTCGGTCTGTTCTACTTTGCGAACAGACGAATCTTTCACGTTAAGTAGCTTACCACGCAGAGGAAAGACGCCATAGAACTTTCGCTGTTCCTGTGATAGACCAGATAGAGCCATCGCCTTAGCTGAATCTCCCTCTGTGAGAATGAGCGTGCACTCGTGACTCTTAGTTGTTCCGGCCTGCGTTGCATCATCCAGTTTAGGAACACTAATTTTACTGTGTTTCTTTCCATCGGTCTTTGCGTTCTCTTTATTATCCTTTACATTTTGCTGTTCAAGCACCTTCTCAACAATATTCAACTTCGTTACAACCTTCTTAAGAAACTCATCACTCAATTTGCATGAAACTTTCGAAGTGAGAACTTCTTTAGTCTGACTGCTAAATGAAGGATTCTCCACAAAGCAATGAATGAACACTGCCAGAGAGTCACGAACAAGTGCTGGTTTAACTTTAATTTTCTTCTTAGTCTCCAGATAATTCACAATATGCGAAACAATCTGATTCGTAATTTCATCCACATGCTTGCCGGACCGGGTCCAAATGCCGTTAACAAACGAAACATTAAACGCACGATCAAATGTACTATCAGCGACTGCAATCTGCCAGCCCACTTGGGGAGCGTCTGTGACGATGGCTGTATCTTTCGTCAGATACCAGGAAGCGTACGTTGTAAGATCGCGAAACTTAACTGGTGTGCCGCACCATGTAACGCGAACTTCTTTCCCAACTGTCATTGCAAGATCAAACACTCGTCGCTGAATGACCTTGAGTAGACCTTCGGGGATAGATGCATCCTTCCAGCCAAATCGAGCAAAGTCTGGAGTCCATTCAATCTGAACATATGGCTTTACCTTTGCTGATTTTACAGACGGCTCTCCAATTTTAGACATGTTATTTTCGAATGTTTGTACGTATTTAAGTTCACGAACGCCGTCTACGACAGTGATCTTGAGCTGCTTAGCAAAGATATTTACAAGTTTAACTCCGTAACCATTCTTACCACCAACTAGCTTTTTCTCTTCCTTATCGTAGTTTGTAGATGTGAGTAGCTCTCCAAAGATCATTTGAGGAATATAAACACCGTAGTCCGGATGTTTTTCGACATCAATAGACTCACCGTCGTTCTTGATCGTTACAACATTATCGGCAACGCTAATATCAATTGTCTTTACAGGATTCTTTGAACCTTTCTGGCGAAGACGTACGACGTGATCGTGTGCATTCACAAGTAGTTCATCAAAGAGCTTGTAAAATCCAGGATTAAAGTTTGAAATTGTCTCAAGGACAAAGCTATCGTCTTTTACTACAAATAGTTCATCGTTCGAATTCTCAATGCTGCCGATATAGGTATCGGGCAAAGACAGAATGTGCTCACGATGCGTATGCTTGCGGTACTGTTTAGAAAGATCAGCCATTCTGTGTATCATTCTTTTTTATGAAAATCTAAAAATTCGTTTTGAATATAAACTATCTCATCTCATCAGAAATTCACGAGTACCTTCATAGTTATCCTCCAATCGACATACAAGATGTCCAATGCCCGGAAATAATCCCGCTACGGATCTGTACTGTATTACTCGTTCGATGGTCGGATTGTACATATAATCCCAATCAGTAATAGTTTCAAGCATATTTATTGTCATGCCTGTTGTTACAGCATAATTATATGCATATGTTGAAAACACTATCTCTTCGCGAGCATAATCGCGGAGTGTTGTATCGCATGAAATTGCTTCAACGCTCTTCATATCCGCCGCAACATCTTTTGCGACTTCATACGGAAAAATGCTTCCAGACCACTGGCCTCCTTTAAGCCACTTAAACTTCTTAAACAGGTGATGGATTGGTATATCCTTTTCGAACCTATCGTATAGCCACGGAATCTCACTACCGTTTTCTAGAATATAAGATGATGAACTCTCAATACGTTCAATCGGAACAGGCATCGTATGCTGACCTCTGCTTAAGCTAAGTAGAGAGGTGTGATTGATCAACCCAATTCGAGGAAACGTGGGAACGTCATAATGTCTGAAAAAAGCAGATCCAGAACTCATCATTAGGGCATTCGTAAAAGTAACATTCTCAATCGCAAACTCAAGTGCACGACAGATACCGTGTGTAAGAGCTACAGACCATCTGTGTCCCGTTGTTTTGATAGGGTTTCGAACCATCCATGCAAAGTCAGGGAGAGTATTTTCGTCAATCATAATCTCCGAATTGCAATGAACTATCCATAAAAAGCGACCATGAACGTATTTCTTAATGTTATCGGCAATATGCCAAATCATGTTATTTTTCTGGTGAACAAGCGATACAATAATCATATCATAGTGACCTGACGGTAGTGTTTGTCTGAATTGTCTACTTACTGTTGCTTCTTCAAACGCCGACATTGTCGTATATAGTCCTGTATCTTAAAATATAATTATATGTATATAAATGGACGTTGTTATAGTATGTGTTATTATTGGTATCGTGCTGAGTGCAATTCTTTCTGCGGTGTTCGGTGTCTACAGTAAGGCTACTGCTACTCCCTACATTCGTACACTCTTTGGTATGTCATCTATTGATCTAATTTCTGGAGTAACATTAGCAGTAATTATCGCAGCCTTCTTTTTACTTGCAGTTGTTTCGGGTCTTATTCGCGATCTAACGTATCCTATGAAGAGCCCGGTAAAGTTTACGATCGAAGCACTTCTTATGGGGTTCCTACCTGCGTTCGTTTTCCTACTCATGGCGGTCTTCAGAGGGTACCCGATTAATGGAACAGTACTTGAAGAATTTGCTCTTCTTGCTGCCAAGTTTGGTATTTTACACGTTCTACTACAGTTTAGTGGATTCTACAGCTTTGTTTTTCCTCCTAAGTAAATTATATTAAATAACGATTCGTCAGAAGAAATGCTGTATCCGATTCATCCCACATTCCATGATCTTTAAAGCGCTGAACCTTTTCAGCTGTAGTTGGTAAATAATTACAATGAACCATCTTTGCTTTAGTAGTTTTACCTTGATTGAAGTATATCTCACCGTTGGGGTATTCTTCAGTTGATAGTTTAGTTATCTGAATACCAATAATTTGAGGATATACACGATTAAATGCATGTTGATCATTTGCAGTTTTATTTGTAGAGTTAGTCAACCATTGAACCGATTTTTGTATAACAGAATTTGCAAAATAACTACTTCTTGCAAGAAAGAATCCTGTACATGCTCCCCAAAGATCGTCTTGCATAACAAAATTACCACGTTTTGACAAAACATCATTCAAGCAGTTCTCAAAAAATACAATATCATTATCAACCCAGAGTATTTCATGATCAAGACCCATGTTCATTTTGATCACCTCAAGTTTTTTTAGTGTAATTGAATTAAACTGTAAACTACCATACACAGCAACTTCGGCTTGACTATTAAGGATGTAACAATGGAATAAATTCATTGGAATACCAACTTTCATAGCAGAATTAAGCATATTTTTCATCATTGGAAGTTGAGCATCGTTTGTCATGCAGACAATTCGCATTTGTTTACAGAATACACGATTAAATAAACTAAATGGTTGGTCGCAAGACAAAGGTTGTAAAGAAAGAGATAGAAGTTGACGAAGCTCCTGTTATATTTCGATTAAAGGTAAATGAGGAAACACCTGAACAGGTAATTCCAATTGGCGATGTAGTTTCATACTCGGATATCCTAACGTCAGTTGAAACGTCTAAGGTATCTGAGCGATTTAATACAGATATTCTAAAGAAAATTCTGGAAAACGTTGTAACCGATTCATACTCTGAACATACTGCGTGTTTTTGGTGTTGCAACGGATTCAGCTGGGTTGCAACCGTTCTTCCAATTTCATACGATATTTATAAAAATAAATATTCATGCGAAGGTAATTTCTGTTCTCCCGAATGTGCGCTAGCACATCTATATGCTGACGCATCTGTTCCCGATTCGGTTCGCTGGAATCGTCATGCACTTCTCTATCATCTCTATCGTGAACTGTACAGTAAAAAGGACCTATCTCCTGCACCATCTAGAACTATTTTGAGAATGTTTGGTGGACCATTGGATATTCAACAGTTTCGCGAATATACAAGTGGAAGTAATGATATTGTAATGTGTGAGCTTCCTCCAATTCGAATGTTGTTTCCTTCTATGAATGTTCAGGGACCTTTGCGCGATATCAAACGATATGTGTCTCTTTCTACAGATGCAGTAGAGAAGGCGTCAGAGCATCTAAGACTCAAGCGATCAAAAACTGTAAATACCAATGTTCCTACTTTAGATATGTGTATTGCTAAGACGTAGGTTCTTCCTTCTTTTCAGGTATCATTTGAAGGACAACGTGTTCAGGTTGGGCTTCGGATTTAGGAAGGATCAATTTGGAGCTACTTTTCATTCGACTAACCACACCCGAATTAGCAAGAGCAGCTAAATCTTTTCTGATAAGTGCAGATGTATCAAGTTTAGGGGGAGATGAACGACGACGATTTACTTCCTTCTCAACCTCATGAGCAAGTTTAGGTTCTATCATTCTCTTAATAGCGTCGATACGTCTATCATCAATAGCTTTTTTTGCAATAAGTTCTGCCTTTGCATTAATTTCAGCCATGTTTTCATCCGCACTATCGTAGATCTTTGTCTTTTCGAGATTGTTACACACTTCGGGTTTTGAGATATTTACATTCTTAAATGTACGTTCAAATGCATTAATTGAATCTTCAGGAATTGTCGGCGATGACTCGATCAAACGGTCCATTTCGGAACGAGAAACTAAAAGAAAATCCATACAGTTTTCACGCTGGTTACGAGGGAGGGCTAGTTCGACAGAAATTTTACGCTGTAGCTTACCCCACGAGATACCAGCTGAACGGTGGGCTTCCATACCCTGAGCATACTGTAGAAAGTTGGCAACAGTTGTTACAATACCCGCAAATAATGAGACACCGCCTACTCCAAGTTGTGCAACAGGCTGTAATTCAGGTGGAAAAATAGATGTCATGCCAAAGTTAGCTGTTCCAGTCAGAGTCGAAAGAATAATGACTGGAATTGTGAACGCCATATTGTAACCGCGAAACTTCTTCTCGGTGCGATCGTGTAGCCAACGATAGCACGCAGACTTATCGGCCCATTCGGCAAGTAGTTGCTCTTCGCTGTCACCCCAACCTCCGTTAGGAAGGGTTGTTTGGGGTTTTTTTACGTCTACAGTGGGTTGTGCCATTATTTAGATACAGGAATCATTAAAATACAAACGCGATGGACTTTTTCACAAGAAAATTGGAACCGGATGTAGAAACCGTACGACAGAAGAAATCAGTCATTACGTGTGACCATGTTCTACAAAAAACGGCGACTGCAAATTCTTTGAGAATGGACGCAATTATTCACC